GTTAAATAAGGTTCTAATATAAAGAAATTTTGAGATGTTTGAGGTGTAGCTGTTTGAGTAAAACTCCACTGTAAATTAGTTACAGTTAAAGGACCTCCATAAAGACTAAGAGCAACTACAGCATATTTTCGGCCTGAAATGAAATTAGTAACTGAAGCGTTATGAGTAAGAGTTTGAGTTCCCGTTAAAATAAAACCTCCTGCACTTACCCAAATAGGATTTGGATTAGAACCATTTAAAACATCAGTAATATCAGCTATTCCAAACTGTACGTCTTGGAAAGCAGGCCATGATGGATTTTGAGTAAAATCTCCAGATACATTTAATGTTATAGTAAAATTAGGAGTACTATTAAAAATATAAGTTCCGGATAATGGATTAAAACCATTAGCGTCATCTGTACTTTCACTCCAATTATTTATTAAATAACTAAAACCTGTATCTATAACTGTTTGTACTACACTAGAATTTGCTGAAAGAGCATAACTACTTATATTATCATCTGCTGGAAGAGAAGTGGTTGGATTTGATGTTACTTCATAGAAATAATAAGTAGGATATTCTGATATGTTTATAACATTAAAAACTATTTCTCCAGCAGCACTATCAATATAATTAAATTGTTTTAATTCTTGTAATGATAAAGTATTATCATGTCCATCAGCGTCTAATCTAGCAATTTTAGCATATACTCCTTTAACTTGCGTTCCTGCAAAATTATAATATCCAATAAGAGCTTCTCCAGGTTTTGGAGTAGTAAATACATCTAATAATTGTGGAAATTGATCTAATCCTATAGTATTTTTAAAGAAAGGAACTATTTTATAGTTTACTGGGGTAGTATTAATTTGTAAAAATTGTTGACGTTGAGCATCATTTAAATTTCCATCACTTACTACGTAATTTGATCCACTAAACTCTCCATTAAAAAATTCTTCATTAGTGTCATGAATGTATGGAACTATTCCTAAAGAAGTAACATTAGATCCCGACCATGATTGAGTAACATTTACTACTAAACCTAATGTATAGTTAGTATCTTGAACAAAAATAGGCCATGAACCTGCTTGACTACCAGTAACTGTTTCTATTGGGAATGATTGTTCATCAGTAGAGGCAATATATGTTTTTTGTCCATACGATAACGTAGGATAACTATTTATAGAGGATGTTATTGTAATATCTTGTAACGACATTATAAAGGAATATTAAGAGTTTTAGTTGTAGGACTTCCAACAAATGCTATAATACTATTTGTTGTAGCTTGAGGAACAGGATATCTTTGTCTTTCAAGTAATGTAGGTTTAATTACAATACCTGATGCTAATCCTGTTCTAGCTGGTGTGAAGTCTTTAATCATTTTAAATAACGAATTATCAAAAAACTTAATAAGTCTTATATAATCATTCAAGTCATAACTATGAGTATATTTAGAGAAGTAATAATCTCTTAACTTATTAAAATCAGGATAATATGTTAAAGTTGAATTAACTATATTTCTTGGATCACCAATGTAATCACCTACATTGAATGAGCCAAGCTGAGCTATAATATCATCATTAACTTCATCTTGAGGTGAAAATGCTGCTTCAAAATAATTTACATCTTTAGTAAAACTTTCACTAACATATGAATGTTGTTGAATTGAAATGTATTGGGATAATGTATCACCTGCTGGTAAAACAGTGTCAACAATTCTAATCTTTTCAGATATAGAATTTTTAATACCCATATTAAATTGATCTTGGTAAATTACTTCAGTGTTAGGTTCAAAAGTATAAATACCATTTAAAGTATAATCATTATATGAGCCTATAAAAGCTGATGTTGGTGGATATTGAGAAATAGCGGGATGAATTGAAGATCTTGTTTGAGTACCTGATCCACTATTATCTAACATAGTTCCTAATGGAGCTCGAAAGAATAAAGAATTAAAAGCTGATGAAGATCCTGTTGGAGTTTTTCCTTCTATTGAATAAGGATTCATTACATAATCTTCAAAAATAGATTTAGGTAAATCCATTGTTGGAGAAGGAGTAGTATATCCATAATATCTTAATTCTTGAAATGATCCTGAAAATGGGTATGAAATGCCAGCAAAATTGCTTAATCCAGTATATGAAGTATCAGACGATAATTGTAAATTATAATTTGGAAGAATAAATGGATTTACTCCAACCATAGAGTATGAAGCTTGAAATCCTATAATATTTCCGTCATATCCAGTGTATGTTTTATTAGCTGTATATATTTCTGTTTCATATCCAGCTAAACCAGTTTTTAAATTTAATGTTACTGTCCACCAATCACCATTAAAAAATGGTAAATTACTAATAATTCCTGCGGGATTAGTATTATATATATCATAGTATTCTAAAATACCATATTCGTTAGTGGGATCAGGAATAGATCCAGAATATGATCCACTAGCATATCCTGTACCATTATATGTTAATAAAATGGCAAAATTTCCTCCTGCATAACATAATATTTGAGAATATGGAGTTGTTGAAGGAATTCCTTTAGTTTTAAATCTAAATTCTACTGCTCCTGGAAAATAATCTCCACTATCTGTAAGATAGTTCCAAGGAGTTTGAACCCATCCATTTCCATCTGTGGTGAAAGCATAGTTGAATACCTCTGTAAAATTATCCCAAGCTTGTGCTTTTGTAGAGTTTCCTCCAAATTCATTTAAACGTAAAATTGTATCAGGAATACCATATATATCTAATAATAATCCTAAACCCTGAATTGTACCTTTACGTTTTAATAAAGCAGGCAAATTATGATAAATTCTTTTATAAATTTCTTTATTAATATCATCTACTGGTTCTAAAGATTCAGGAGCAGAAGCTGAAATATAAGTATTGACATATTCTAAACCTGTAGGAGTAGGCAATGTGCTTGTAATATTAGGAACATTAAATAAACTTCCTGAAGGAGTTATACCTAATAAAGCTGAGTATAAATTATCGGATGAAAAATTATTTTGATAAATTTTAACTCCTAAATCACGAATTGCTTGAGCAACTATATCTTTAGAAATACCATAATTTAATCTGTTGTCTGCATCGAATTTATTAGTAATATCTTTTAAGTAAATCCAAACGTTATCAAAGTTTTGACCTAACATTTGAATAAATAAAAAATACTGATCATTATTATCGTCTTCTCTTAAATAATCAGGAATTGAATTTAATAAATTATTATTATTTTCTGAATCAAAATATAATGCTGAGTCTAATTGGGTTGTTAACCAAGCTAAAGATATAGGATCAGTTGTAGAAAGATTATTGTATGGAGGAAGTGAATTAGATTTAGGCCAAGCATAACTTCCTGATTCATAGTATAAGTAATATTCATAACCATCAAAGTTAGTTATAATATCATTTATTTTATTCTGCCAAATAATTTGACTTCCGGAAGTAAATGAATTAAGTGTAGATCCGTTTGAATAACTAGCACTTAAAGTATATTGTTCAATTAAAGATAATTTATAATAAAAATTTTCTAAACGAGTTTGAGCTGAAGAAAAATTTATAAATTGAGAATAATCAGAATAATCAATATTAATTTCGATTCCTTTTTCAGCTAAAATACTATTAATTTGATATAATAAACTTCCTGAACCTAAAAGAGAAGTATTTGCTTGAAGAGTATTTTGATTGTAATAAGGAGTTGAATTATTAATTTGATCTTGAATATCAAGATTAAAGTTAGGGCCTAAAATATAATTTGATTGCTCTTCGGATTCAAAAATAGTTGTTAATTCAATCTGATAAGCACGAGATTCTGCGGTTTGTTCTACAACCCAACATTGAGAATTAAATGTAAAGTTTTGGGGTAAGGGTTCATATAACTTAATTAAAACAGTTGGATCGTTAGGATCAGTATCGTCTAAAGCTATGTTATTAGCTATTATTAATTTATTATTTCCAAAATCTAAAGCAAAATCAAGATATGATCCTATTGATGAAGCTATTTGAAGAGCAAACTGACTTGTTAAATCAATAATATCAAGATTAGAAATAGTTGTAGTATTTAATCTTAATTCTGTTCTATCGGGACTAATATCTTGAATGAAAAAAGGATTCTCTGGGTTAGAGGATAATTTTCTTTTTAAAAAATTATAAATAGTATAATATTGACCTTCTGTATAACCTTGAATTTCTAAATCGTTTTGTGGATCAATACTTACTAAATTATCTATAAGTTTAAAATTAGGATATCCTATTTCATTTTTATATAAAATATCTTGATTTAAATCAAGTATAAAATATTCAATATAATCTTCTGCAGGATTAAAAACTATATCTTCAGTATAATTAACAATAAGAGAATTATCTTCTTCACTATAATTCTGTAATTGAAGATTATCAGGATTAACTATTTGTATATTTACTATTTTTTCCATTATATCTTAACTTGAGAACCCGACGTTTGAAGATTAATTATTTGTTGATTTAATTCTAAATTTGTTTGTTGAAGTAAATTTATTTCTTCTATCAACGCTTGAATTTCATCGCTTATAGGAGTATATTCAATATATTCAGAACTAGTTTTAATTAAATATTCATGAGAATTAGTTTCTCCATATTTGGGAATTTCAAAAAATAATTGGTCATACATTTGAAAAAATTCATCTATAGTAGGACCTTCATTTATGTTTGTATCTGTAGGAGAAGGAGTAAATGCTAATTGAGAGAATTTCGTATCAATTACCTTTTCGTATTGATTTTTAACATATTGTTTTTTATTTAAATTAATAATTTCCATTATCCGTTAATTACTTTAAAATAATAACTATCATCTAATACTACTGTACTTCTATTTACTGTGGTTTTAATTAATATTTTATAGTATCTTTCAGGTTCTAAACCATTCATATAAAGTTTAAAATAACTGCTTGTACTATCCATACTTAATTTAGTGTAAATATCATCAAAATTTATTACATACTCATTAGTATATAAATCTTGAATAGCATAATATGAATCTTCTGGGAGATAATAATTTTGAGTATAATAAGAAGATGTTGAAAATACTCTAGCTGGGAATTGGGGTCTAGAATAAACTCTAAAAACATTTACATCATTTGGATAAAAAGTTCCAGGACTATTTCCTATACTGACTACAAATGGTTGAATATTTAATGTATGTAAAGTTGAAGAGCCAGTATTAATTATACAGTCATTCCATTTAAATTCTAATTGGGGAGGATAAATTGTATGTGTATCAATTGAAAAATATTTGATTTTAGGTTGAACATTTTCATTATTAATAAATTCATCCTTTTGTTTTACAATAAAACCATTATTTTCATAAGATCCACTATACCAAACTTCAACTATATTTTTAACATCAATATTAAGATCTTTATCTGAGTAATATCCAAAGGTTTGAGATCCACTTAATGATTGAGTTACATACCATGTACCTCCTCCAACTGCTACTGATGAAGAATAAGATCCAGTAGTACCAGGATTAAAAGTTCCTGCTGTCCATGAACTACCTCCATAATAATCTTTCCAAACCCAACTTGTTCCATCTTGCACTTCAGGGTCTAATTTATATTTACCAGTACCATTATTCCAAGATTGAGAAATAGGATAAATTTCTAAAGTAGTAGTTTTAGTTAAGGCAGATACATCAGCTATAAAACATTTTAAATTAATATCCCATTGAGATCCAGATATTTTATTATCGATAATATCTATTATTTCATCTGTTGAGAATTGAACTAAAAATCTACTAGTTTGAGGAGCAGGATTAGGAGGTATTCCTACTTCTAAAGAAGCTTCTAATATAGGATCTAGTCCTGTATTCATGTTGGGATACATTGAATATAGGGTAGTATCTTGTGTTGGAAATATTTTATATATAGCCATAATTGTATATTATAAAGGTACTACTCTACCTTGAATGTCGGTTTCGGGATATCTAACTTCAAAAATCATAGGATCTATTGAAGGATAAATTACATTATTTTTAGTTGCACCAGGAATATCATAAGCATACTGTGAGTATCCTAAATTTGTTCCTGTAAGATTTGATATTTCAATATTTTTAACAGTTTGAACTCCTTCAATTCTATCTAATAAAACATAAATATTTCTTAAAATAATTGGTTGGTTAATTTGCCAATTATCAATATTAAAATATGTTTTTAAAGCTATTATACATTTAGTTAAAACTTCATTACTATTAAAATTAGGTAATATAATAATATCAAAATTAACTCCTATATTAATAATAAACCCATCTTTAATATTAATAGCATCATTTATCATTTTATATTGAGAAAGATAAGTAATAATATTTTGTTTTAAAGCATAAGAAGCATAATTTAATTTTTTATTTATATCATAAGTTAAAATATATAAATCTAAAATTCCAGGAGCTTCACCAGGCATTAAATTTTTAATTTTAGTAGGTTCAATATATGCTTTAGCAATATTTCCATACTTAGCAGGCATAGATAATGCTCTAACTAAATAATCATCTTGAGTTACATTTCGCTGTTGTGAAGCAAAATTAACCATTGAGTTTTGTCTAATTTCTTCAATTGAATCTCCATCACCCCCACCACTTGCTGCTTCAGGATTTGTTATAGCTAAAGAATTATAAATATCTTGGGCAGTAACTGGATTGAGATTATAATTAAGGAATTGAACTGTTCCATTTAATGTAGTTAAAGTATTAGCCGCTACATTAGATGTTATTCCGCCTCCTGTCAAATATCTAAATGTTAAAGTAGTATTTGAAGGAGCAATACCGTAAGTTTTAGTAAATAAAAAGTTTGAAGGAGAATATGCTGTTGTAAGTTTTGTTTGTTCAAATGGTAATCCAATACCCACATTGTCTGGATTAGGGATAATTTCTTCATCTGAGTCATTTGTGGTTCCAGATCCAAATTGAATTTGCATTAAACTGGAATTTCTTAGTCTAGTTGTAAATCTATATTGAGTTTTTAATAATTTTAATAAATATGGAGTATCATTGTATTGAGATAAATTTGGATCATTTACATTAGTATTTTTAATACTATCATAAATCATTTCTTGACCTAAATAATCTACTTCATACCATTTGTTACCTTCACTATCAACACAATCTAAAATTCCTATTAAATTATTAGCATTAAGATCTACAGTATTAAATTTAACAGGAGTAGTAAACGAAAAAGTTTTAGTATTAATATTAGCAGATATAGCTTTACGAGTTTTTTTTAATAAAAAAGATACAGGAATGTTTGTAGGAGAAGAAACTTCATAAACAGAAATTAAAGTTGAATCTTCTGAACTAGAAACTGAAAAATCGATTGGGTCGTTTATTAAAAAAGAAGCTTGAGTTGTACTAGTAGCTGTAGAATTAGGACTTATTGATAAAGCATAAGTAAAATCAGGAGAATAAGTTCCACCACCTGATGATACAGCTGGGACTTTTTGGTAAAAATCTATATTGACTGTTGCTACACCTGTTACGTTCGGTTTATAACCAAACATGTATGCTAGTTCAAATAAGTTATTTGATTGACGAGCAAATTGTAAATAGTTTTCTTGAACTTGATTATCAAGATAAAAAGATAATACATCACCTACATATGCCGCCATTTCAATAATCATCATTCCTGGAGATGCAGGACTGAAATCATTATATGTTGTAGGAAAATATGTTTTAGCGTAGTCTACTAGATTAGCTCTAAACTCACTAAAATCTTTATTAATATATTTTATATTTTTATTAACAGCCATTATGTAAAGGTTATTTCAACTGAATCTACTATTCCAGTATTAATGATACTATATGTTAAAACTACATTTATTGCATTTTCATCTGAGAGATCTATTATTTCTAGATTTTCTATATTAATATTTGTAAAATATTTTCTTAATAAACTTTGAATATTTTCTTTAAGAGAAGATAAATTACCGGATGTTATTTGTTCAAAAATAAATTTTCTTAAATTAGCTCCGAATTCATTATTTAAATATCTTTCTGTTTGATTAGTTAAAAAGAAATTTAATAAATTGTTTCTAATAGCATCTTTTGTAGTATATGTAGAAAAGAAAACAGCCGGAGCATTAAAAGGGATAGCTACACCAACCGCTGTTCCAGGTCGTGTATCAATAGGAAATATTTTCTTTGCTCCGAATGCCATTATTTACTAATTAAATTCATTATTTGATCTAAACCTAATTGTCCTTGAGGTAAAGCACTACCTTCAGCCATAGTATTTATAGGACCATTTATTTTAAATTCACCTTTTAATCCAGATTCAGGACCTTGAGCCATACCATTCAGAATATCCATATATGCCTGTTTAGTATTTACTGGGGATGGAGTGAATTTATTTAAAGAATTAGTGTTAAAGTTTAACGTTCTATCGTCACTTACTTGATAAGATTCTTTAAGCGGTTGTTTATTAGCTTTAACTGCCTCTAATAATATATCTTTCAATTCATCACGAATTGCTTCTTTTACTGCTTCTTTAATAATTTTTTTAAGTATATCGGTTTTCATATCTATAATAAATATTTAATTAATCAGCTCTTAAATTATTTGAATCAATAATTAGTTTAAGTTCTTCTATTAATACTTGATCTAATGTAGTAAATGATAAAGGAGTATGTAATAAAACTATACCGTCTTTATTTTTAGCTACGGCTCTACGTCTATTAACTGTAGGAGTATAAGGTGTTACTTCTATATCTAAAATAAAACCCAAATATATTTCATTTATGGGTGTTTCTTTTACTAATTTAGTTTTATCTAAAATTTGCAACTCATCACTTAAAGAAGTTAAACCAGAAACATTACATCCTATTAAATATATATCAATACTTTTAAGTAAATCTATTAAATTTTTTAATGTTCTTTTAGCTAAATCAAGAGCTTTAGTTATAGAATTAATAGAATTTTTAACAGTTACTATTTTAGGATTTAAAAAATCTTCTAAATCTTTTAAATTATTAATAGTTGAAATAACAATTCCTGGAGGTGAAGCTGGGGGAGGAATAAAAGATATAGCTACATTAGCTGCTTTGCGAGCAGTACTGGTTGCTTTTAAAGATACAGAAGTAGCATTAATTGTAGTATTTAGTATGTTTAAAGGTTTAGATAGAGTATTTATAGTATTATAAGTTTTATTTAATGTATCAACTAATCTATTTCTTATAATTAAAATTTTTTGTAATTCAGGATTAATTAAACAATAATCTGGCATTATTTCATTAGGTAATCCAATATTTTGAATTCCTGTTTTTTCAGCTATACTAATAACTTGAGGAACTATTTGTTTGATTAGACTTTGAGTCTTTTCAGCTATTAATATAGATAATTTATCTTTAATAACACTCATTTGATTAACTTGTAAGTCTAGGTAATGGTATAGAATTAAATCTTACTGATGTAGTATCGGGTTTAGGCTGCTGCATTTGAGTATATAGTGTTGTTTCTTGTTGAGAACTTTTATTTTGAACTTGAGTTTTTTTTGTTTGATTATTAACTATAGCCGGAGGTTGGTATATAGTAGGTTTATTTAGTAATCTAGGAAATATTAGATTTTTTATTTTAACAGCAGTTTGTGATATTAATGCATTAGGTGAGCTTCCTTCTTTATATCCTTCTTTAATTCTTAAATCTACAGACTTATTAGCTAAACTATCAGGATCTTTATCTCCATTAAAAATTTCTTTATTAATAAAACGAGCATATTTTTTAAACCATCCTGGACCATTCCAAACAGCGTAAGCCATATGAAATAAAAGTCTAGGATCTTTTGTAACAATACTATATGCCTCAGGTTCAAAATATTTGGTTGATAATCTATTAAACTCAGGATATATAATAGAAGAAGCTAATTCTAATAATTTAGAATTTTTAGTTTTACTATTAGAATCAGATTGAGGAAATTTTTTAGTATTCCATCTCCAAGTATTATGAGCGTTTGCTTCACCTAATAATTTAAAAAATTCATCCCATTCTTGAGGTGTATTTTTTCTTAAATCTAATCCATTAACTCTATCTATACCATACATAGTTTCACCTGATGGTGTAATTCCAGGAATTTTTTCTCCTGTTTTAGGATTTACACCTGAGTAGAATCCTTTAGGATCTTTTACTCTACCATCTTGAAGCATATTAGGATGATAATATCCACCTTCTAGTTCTTTAATTACTTCAACAGTTATTTCATTAAACTTAAATCTAGGTATAATTTCAAAGAATTTAGGAGGAGATGAAGCAGCTACAGACATATTTTATAGAGTATAATTACGTTGTGAAAGCAATGGTGATTCTTTAGTTGTTAATTTCTTTTCTAAAGATTGTAAAGTAGTATCTAAATTTATAGCTTTTAATCTTAATTCAGGTAAAGCAGCAGGTTTTCCGTCTACAACTTCTTCGGTTTGTATAGTTTTAAATAATTTAGTATACTCTCTAAGAACATATATTAAATCTTTTAAAAAAGCTACGGTATTATTTCCTAACATTAATTGCTGATTAGCTAAATCTTCTTTTCCTAAATAAATATTATCTGCTTGAGTTATAAATTTTTTAGTATCAATATTAATTGATTCTTGAGAATTTAAATTAATAGATTTAGCTGAGCTAAATAATATATGATCACTTTTAGAATTAAATACTAATCTTCCACTGCTTAAAAGAATTTGACTTCCAGCATATTGACTAGGAATTTCTGGGGGTGTTGAAGTATAACTAACGTAACTTAGACTTGAAACATCTAAAGGAACTTTTTGAGTACTAGTTAAATAAATAGATGAGTCGTCATTATTGATATTTTCTACTATAGGTATATTACCATTTATATCTTGTCCTCCTTGACCATTTCTTATTATAGTGATAGGATCTCCATTAGTACCTATATCAGACCAATTATTAGGATAATCTTTAACTGTACTACCAAATCTAACTGAGTTACCCCATCTTCCTTCATGTATTATATCTCCTTCAAAAGGTCTCAAAGGATGAATATCAGGGCGTTCTTTAAAAGTTTTTCCAAGATTTATTTCTACTGATTGGCTAGGAGCGATACTAGTACTTCCTGCTTCAGCTTCTACGTATGATTTATTTTGTGTAGTAGGATTATCATTAATTAAAAATGAATACCCATTATGATGAGTAGCGTTCCAAGCATTAACAGTACTAATATAATAAGCTCTAGTTTGACCTGCTTTTATAGATCGTTTCTTTTCAAAACGTTTTACTCCAGTATCAAACGCTACAACTAAAGTAACAACCTCATGAATTAAAGGAAAATGTTTATTATTAGCATTTAAAGGATATGCTATTGAATATACTCTTTTACCGTAACTAGGATTATCAACTGAATCATATTCAATAGCTCCTAAAGCATTCCATCCTCCTAATTCTTCAAATCTAGGATGGGTTTCATCTAATACTATACTTATAACTCTAGCAGAAAATACTCTTCCTTTAACACCACTAGAAGGATCATAGTTATTAAATAGTCGTGAATTTTGACTTTTATTTAAACCGCTAATACCATAATTTCCACTAGTTCTACCCATTATTTTTCTTCTTTATCAGGATTTAAATTTTCTTGAATTTTATTTATTTCACCTAACAATTGAGCTTTTTCCTCATCAGAAATTAATAAGCCTTCACCTTTTTCATTTGTTGAAGTTAAACAACGTTGAATAATAGTAGCCATTTTAATAAGTTGTTCATCGTTTTTAACACCTATTTCAAGATATTCTTTAATTAATGGAACAACTAAAGTAGCATCACCAATATCATCAATTAAAGGTTTTAATTCTTCAATTAACGTAGATATTTGTCTTTCTTTTTTCTTTTGGTTATTATATATTTCTTGAAATAAATCTTTTAACTTTTTATTACCAAAAATATCTGAATCTAAACTATTCATGAGTATATATATTTATTTGTTATAAATACTAAATTCATTGAAATTTTATATATCCGTTTTCTAAATAAAAAATATAACCTTTTTTATATACACTATATAATTTATCAGCTATTTTAGTGATTTTAGGTGTTTTAACATCTATCATTTCTCTTATATAGATATATAGCGCTTTTTTATTAAATATGTCTAAACTATCACGTTTTCTAAATATTTCAAGTATAGCATCAGCTATTTTAGCATCGTGTTCTTTAGGAAAAATAATATAGATGTTTGCAGTACAATATTCTACAAATAAATCTGTAAATAAAGATATTTTATCGTTATGACCTAATTTATCACTGGGGGAGTTATTTTCCTCAATTACATAAGAATGATTACTATCCTCTTCTAAAAGTACTACAGGAACTGAATTAATGCGTTTTTTATAATTTTTTTCATTATACAATATTAACCAACGTTTAACTATAGTACCAAAATATGAATATGCTTTAGCACCTTTACTAGGATCAAATAAATGTATCTTACTGAGTAGAAATGTTATAATTTCATGTTGTAAATCTTCGATATTCTCAACTTCAGTATAATAGAACTTAAATGTATGAATAATATTTTGAGTTAATTTAAAAAAAGCATAATGTATTTTATCATTATAAATTCTACTACGTTCTTCAAAATCTGTGCTTAAATTATAAGCTATTATAGCATTTTCAGTATTTTGAGTAAAATAATTTTTATCAGCCATATTAATTTACTTTAAAATTATTTAATTGATCTTGTAAATATTTTAAAGTTTGAAAGAAAAATCCTATTTCATCATCACTTGAAAACATACCTCTAGAATCAACTTCTTTAAGTTTTTGTTCTGAGTATTTAATAGTGTTAGATAAATTAATCATATATTTTTCGTATGATTTAATAATATCTTCACATTTTTCGTTTTTCTTAATCATATTGTAGTTGGTAAAACTTAATGCCACTACTAATACAGATAAAAGAGTTATAGTTACTATTACCATATTTTATAAAATAAGAAAAGGCTGTAATTTTCATTACAACCTTTATTTTTAATTTATTATTAATTAATCTTTAAAAAAATCATCCATTACGTTTTTCAAACCTTCACTTTTAATATTATTAAGTGCTTTAGTCTTAACCGGGGTTTTCTTAATTGACTTAGTCAATGTATTATCCTTTTTCTGGATAGACAAGTTATCCTTAAATTTTGGGAACCATTCACGTTCAAACTCAATACGTGCTGCCATTAAATCCGCCTGATGAATAATATGAATTAATGAAGTACGCGGTTTAGTTTCTGGCATCCAAGACATTAAGTATGGTTTATTAGCATCATCATATAAACCATCATGTAATTTAATAGCTAAAAATTCATTTTTGGTATAGGGAATATCGTGTTTAGTAAGTAAATATAAACCACGATCTGGGACAGACATAAATTCAAGTTTATCGTTAAATTTATAATCTTCACCTAATTTATCCTTACGCCATTGATCAGTCTGAGGAATGTATGATTCATTTTTTTCATCACCCATTTTACCTAAATCATGATTCATGGCCGAGAATACTAATTCTTCAGTGGTGTAGTTTTTAGCAACACCAAACTCAGTCCATACTTGATCAAATTTAAGAGCGGCTTGAATAACACGATTAACGTGTTCAACATACCCACCTGGAAAAGCATTATGGTATTCTTTTTTATGAGACGCAGGCATAAGCATAATACGTTCTGCGTATTTTTCGTAAAAGTTTTTTAAATAAGTTTTACGTGGTTCTGAGATATATTCATCAATATATGATAAAAATTGATCCCAATTTTGTTGGATTTGTTCCGCTGTTAACATAACTTTTATTTTTTAAGATTAAATTCGATTTAATTCACTACCTGTTATAGGTTCTGACTCGATATATGTACGCATTTGATCAAGTTGTTCTCTAATTCTTTCAATTGCTTCGTAACAACCATCTCGATTACCTTGATTTAGAGTTAAATTTAAATTATTTAGACTAGCATCGATATTATCGATCTTTCTCAATGTTGCTTCTCTGTTTCTCATATGTTTATTTATAGTTTATAACTTATCACCCGTTTTACTCATTCGCGCGTTACTCGTTTCTTTCTATCTCCTTATTCTCTTTTCTCTTAACCCGTAATACTAATATACGTTAATATAGATATAAAACCAAGTTTAGGGTAAATACTCTCGAATCTTATTTTCAATAGATTTTAATAACATGCAATTTTCGTACTCTTCTAATGCTTCATAGAATTGTATAGTGGCTATTATATTGTTAAGGAACTCTTCATTAGCCTTCATTTTAATAACATCAACGTGAAGACTTTTAGATAAATTAACATTTTTAATATAATTCCATGCTTTTCTAAACATTAACTCTTCCCCAGCTCTTTCCAATTCCTCAATATTGATATCCGGAGATATGTTTTTAAAGGTTTTAATAGTATATTTTTTAAAAAATAAATGGCTATTTAAAATTTTATTAAATCCACTTACCCAAAATAAAGGATGTTCAGAAAAATCCATCAATAACGATGTTTCATCGTATTGATTATTATCTTCATTAAATAAATTAAATATATTGTTTAAGTCCATA